CTGGCAAGACACACACTGCTAGTCATTGGATTGGTATTCGTGCTTGGAAGTACAGCGGAACCCGCTGGCTTGTCACGGCACCCACTTCAAATGATATTCGGGCTACCTGCTTCGAGGGAGACTCAGGACTCCTCAACATCATCCCCGCCAGCCTCATCAAAGACTACAACAAATCCCTGTTTGAGATCACCCTCACCAACGGATCCATCATTCAAGGCATCCCCGCCTCCGAGCCGGAGCGCTACCGCGGCAAGCAGTTCCATGGCGCCTGGTTTGACGAGCTCTGCGCCTTTGACTACCTTGACCAAGCCTACGACGGCGTCCAGTTTACCCTCCGACTCAAAGACCCCAGAATCCCCAGGGTGCAGCAAATTATTACCACCACCCCAAAACCTAAAGAGCTCATCGTTGACCTCAACGAGGGTAAGGTCGGAGGGGATGTCTACGTCGTCAATGCCTCATCATACGACAACCGGGACAACCTATCAGAGACATTCTTCAAGCAGCTAGAGACGTATGAGGGCACAGACATTGGAAGGCAGGAGATCTATGGACAGATCCTTGACCCCGAAGCAACGGGTATCATCAAACGTAAGATGTTTAAGATGTGGCCCGCAGACAAACCAACCCCCGAGCTAGAGTACGTCATTGCATCCTATGACCCAGCAACATCAGAAAAGACAATGAACGACCCCACCGCATGCACAGTGTGGGGAATATTTGAACAGGAAGATAAGGGGACATCTATTATTTTACTGGACGCATGGGACCAACACCTTGCGTACCCACAACTACGACGTAAAGTAATTGATGACTTCAAAGAGGTTGTGTACGGATCTGACAATACCTTTGCTAAGGGCCGTAAGGCCGACCTGATACTCATGGAGGACAAGAGCGCAGGTATATCCCTCATCCAGGAGCTGCAGGGCTCTGGGGTGCCTGTACGTGGCTACAATCCACAACGTGCTGATAAGGTTCAAAGACTTAACATTGTCGCGCCCCTCGTTGCCAAGGGAAAGGTTTACATACCAGAAGATTCTAAAATCAAAGGTGACTTTGCCGAGTGGGCTAAGCGATTTCTTCGCCAAGTGTGCTCATTTCCAGAAGCCGGAGGCCATGACGACTATGTTGATAGTCTTTCCCAAGCCTTGAGAATATTAAGGGATTCTGGTTGGATTCAATTAGATTTCCTTCCTGCTCGCGACTATGATTATTCAGATGACATATCTGCTAGAAAGTTTTCTAACCCTTATTCACAATAATTTTAATAAATGGGGCGTATTTACCTCATTTTTTGCATTAATATGAATAGGAAGTAAAAAGCGCCTGCAGCGCCCGTTTAGGCCCGTACCTAAACTAGCTTCCAACTATTCAACTTACGGGAGTTAAAATGAAACAATGTACAAAATGTGATTTATTATCCGACAACTTTGGAAAACATAAGCATACAAAAGATGGATTAGCTTCTTGGTGTAGAATTTGTAAAAATAAACAAACAAATTTTAAAAAAGATGCTAAAATGAAAGATAAACGCGGGCATGTAAACAGAATAATAAACCAAAGACGCGCAGAATCTAAAAAACAAAATGTTGTGTTTGAAATAGACTCCGAATACGCATTTAGTCTTGCTCAAGATATTTGCCCCGTTTTAGGGATAACATTATCTTGGACTGAAAGAAATGGTAAGGCCACAGATAACTCTCCGTCTTTAGATAAATTTAATCCCAAATTGGGGTATATTAAAGGTAATGTGGCTTGGATATCCTTTAAAGCAAATACAATTAAAAGCAATGCTTCCTTCAATGAAATCCAGGCTGTAGCAGACTGGATGAAATCAATAGAACAAAACCAATAAACATGGCAAATCCAAAACTTCCGATTCAAGCAGGCAACAATCTACCTATGCAGGACCGGGAAGACGAAATCCATGACGCCAAAGACCAAGACGCAGAGATGGAGGCATTTGAGGACGCCCTTGGATTAGATGAAGACGAAGTTGAGCAAGAGGTCATTGAAAATGATGATGGCTCGGTTATTGTAAACTTTACACCAAAATCTAGCCCAAAAGAATCCCCAGAATTTTATGCAAATTTAGCCGATGTATTTGACCAAGATGGTTTAAACGAACTGGCAAATGAATACTTAGACTACATTGACGTTGACCGGGAGTCACGTAAGCAACGAGACAAACAATACGAAGAGGGTCTTCGCCGCACTGGTCTCGGTAAAGACGCACCCGGTGGTGCCACATTTGATGGTGCCTCTAAGGTTGTGCACCCAGTCATGGCAGAAAGCTGCGTAGATTTTGGTGCATCATCGTCAAAAGAATTATTGCCACCCGATGGAATTGTTAAATCAAACATCAAGGGCACAGCCGACAGAACAAAAGAAGAAGTTGCTAATCGTAAAGTAGAATTTATGAACTGGCAGCTCACAGAACAAATACCTGAGTTCCGCGACGAAATGGAGCAGTTGCTGACCCAACTCCCACTAGGCGGTTCTCAGTTCCTTAAATGGCGCTATGACGCCGAGCAAGCAAGACCAACATGTGAGTGGGTCCCAATTGACAATATACTCCTTCCGTATTCATCTACAAACTTTTACACAGCGCAACGTGTAACTGAAGTACAAGACATTACAGAGGATACATTCTTACAACGTATTGAGGCAGGTATCTACATTGATATTGACTCAGACTATACATCAGATGCCCCGTTAACAGAACAGACTCGCTCACAAGAGGCTAACAATAAGATCGAGGGCAAAGAAGAGCCATCTAAAAACATTGATGGTCTACGCCGTATTTATGAAGTAACCTGTTTCATGCGTTTAGATGACGATACAGAAACAGAAGGCCGACGCGCCCCGTACATCCTAACTATTGATGAGACAACATCCAAAGTATTAGCACTCTACCGCAACTGGGAATGTAACGATGAAAAATTGGAAAAACTGGACTGGTTTGTCGAGTTTAAATTTATTCCTTGGCGTGGAGCTTACGCTATTGGACTGCCTCAGCTTATTGGTGGGCTATCTGCTGCTCTTACCGGCGCTCTGCGTGCTTTACTTGACGCTGCGCACATCAACAACAGCCAGACGCTACTTAAGCTCAAAGGTGGAAGAATTGGTGGACAGTCTGATAGAATCGAGCCAACGCAAGTTGTAGAGATTGAAGGCGCACCTGGTGTTGATGACGTACGTAAGATCGCGATGCCGATGCCGTTTAATCAACCATCTTCTGTACTGTTTAACTTATTAGGTTTCTTAACAGACGCAGCTAAAGGTGTAGTAACCACCGCCGAAGAAAAAATTGGCGAGGCAAACAACAACATGCCCGTTGGCACAACCCAGGCGCTTATTGAGCAGGGTGCCAAGGTATTCTCCTCTATTCATGCTAGGTTGCATCGCTCACAGGCTAAATCTCTTGCAATCATCTCACGTATCAACCACTGGTACCTAGATGAGATGGACAACCAGTCCGGAACAGAGATTAAGGTACGTGACTTTGCGTACAACTCTGATGTACGTCCAGTATCTGACCCTAACATATTCTCCGAATCACAACGTGTTGCGCAGAACCAGGCACTGCTACAGATGGCCTCTTCCGCGCCTCCAGGGATGTTTGACATCCGTGCTGTATACCGTCGTGTACTACATCAATTAAAAATTCCTTCAATAGAGGAAGTACTACCAAACCCATTGGGTGCCTCTGAGTCTAACCCAGCATTAGAGAATGTCTCCATGACAATGGGACGACCAGCTGCAGCGTATCCAGACCAGGACCACATCTCCCACATTAAGGTCCACTTAGAGTACGCTAATAATCCAGCATACGGAGGAAACCCAGTAATTGGCCCGGTATTTGCCCCGCATGCACTAGACCATATTAAACAACACTTAACATTACATTACCTCCAGTCTATGCGATCCTATGTTGCTCAGGCATCTGGTGGTAAGGATGTCCTTAATCTTCATCAAGAGAACGCATTGGACATTGAGGCGCAACAAGCTCTAGCACTTGCGTCCCAAATGGTAGACCAAGACTCCAAAGAAAACATGGCCCAATATGTTCAGCAAATTGCTGCACTGGCCCAAAAAGTTCAACAGGCTCAACAGGCTCAACAGCAACAAGCTGCTAATGCAGATCCAACAGCTCAAGTTATTCTCAAGACTCAGATGGCTGAGACTCAGCGTAAAACACAAGAGTCCCAAGCTAAGATGCAGATGGAGACGCAACAGGACCAACAGAACTACCAGCTTGAGGTTGCAAGACTTCAACAGCAGGTTCAAGAGTTGCAGGCTAAGTACTCCACACAGACAAACATTGATAACCAACGCAATGCCACAGACATTGCAATGGCAAATATCAATAATGCTGCAAAGGAGCGTATTGCTATGATCTCTGCGGGTTCACAAATGGATCAACAGCAGGCCCAATTAGACCATGAGCAGAATCAATCCGCTATGCAGGCTATCGCTGCATCAGATCAAGATATACGTCAGCACGGCTTAACAGTACAACAGCAAGCATTTGAGGTACAGGCAAATCAAGTTAAACAACAGGCTGATGCACAGCAAAAAGCTGCATTGGCTGCGCAACAACACGGTCAACAACTGCAACAAAATGATCAACAGCATCAACAGGCATTAGAACAACAAGCATCAGCACCACAACCAACTACCACACCAGGAGCACAATAATGGCAAAAAACCCACAAGACGGCGGCGAATTAGGCTTCCGTAAAACATACAAAATGACTGGAACTCAAAGTTCTGGCGGCGGTCCAGCAGCTAAAGTAGACACAGGAACCTCAGGTTCTAAACGTGCCAACAACGCAGTACTTAATCAAAACAAAGTTCGTTCCAGCAAAGTTGGACCAGACAAAAACTTAAAAGAAGTTAAGACAGGCAATTTCTACTGAAAAAATTCTGTGAAAAGACTTAATCCACAAACAGGTAAATTTTTTAAACGCGGCGATCTGCGAGAAGATGGATTTATGTTTCATCATTACCGATACGATCGTCCGCTAAAGGATGAATATTTAACCGAATCGTGGTATAGTCCTGCAGCTTTTTCCCAGCAAAATGTTGGAATGGCAAAATGTAGGGAAAGAAATAGAGAAAAAGCACGAAAAACAACAAGAGAATGGCAAATAGCCAACCCCAGCAAAGTAAACACATATTTTGCAAAACACAGGGCAACAAAATTGCAAGCAACACCAGATTGGTTAACAAACGAACATCATTTGCAAATCGAAGGCTTTTATTTACTTGCAAAAGAAATGGAAAAGCAATTAAATGATAAGTACGAAGTGGATCATATTGTGCCATTAAAAGGAAAAACAGTTTCGGGGTTGCATGTTCCTTGGAATTTACAAATCTTAACTAAAAAAGAAAATTGTTCAAAAAATAACAGTTTTTAGGGCGGAATACTGCTCTATTTGCATTAATATGTATATGAAAGACTTTTTATCAGAAATTATCTCTCGTACGAGAGACGAACAAAAGAAAATAGCGGAAGCCGTCACCGCTGGAAATAATGTAAATTCCTTTGAGGATTACCAACGTCTAGTTGGAAGACATGAAGGTTTTTCAGAGATACTGAACATTATTAACGAGATATTGACGGAAGACGAAAACGACCTGTAAAGGTTATAGGAGGCAGCCGAATGGCAGCATTTGATGTTAAAGCAAAAGAAGAACCAGATACTAGATCCGAAGAAGAATGTTTCCCGGTTGTAGAGCATGGAACTGAAGTAGCTGGAGATAGAGTTTTAGTTCAACTAAGACGCCCTAAAACAGCAAGTAAAGGCGGGATCATTTTTGTAGATGAGACCACACAAACGATTAAATTTAATGAGACTGTAGCTAAGGTTGTCCAGGTTGGACCTTTGGCATACCGAAACCTAGACGACTTAACCCCCTGGATTGAAGGTCCTTGGTGTAAAGAAGGCGACTTGGTACGTACAATTAAGTACGGCGGTGACCGATTTGTGGTTGACGCAGGAGATGAGGGAGCACCCGTGGTGTTCATTACCTTACAGGCCCGTGAAATCATTTCTCGTATTCGATCTTTTGAATACGCACAGAAAATGAAGGCGTTTGTTGATTAACTTTTGTAAAAAAGAAAGTATGTATGGCAGAAAATGAAAAAGATGTTCCTATTAAGGAACGCGAGGATGGTTCATTCCTTGCAAAGGTAGATTTTCCTGAAGAAATTGAGGACGAAGAAACCAAAAAACCAAAAAAAGACAAAAAAGAAGAAGAAGAGCATGACGAAGATGCTCAGGATAACGCAGAAGAAGATGCAGATGACGACGAAGGTGCCGAATCTGATGAAGAACGCGAAAAAATCCGTGAGGCACGTCGTGAAGAGCGCAGACTTAAGAAAGATTTAAAGAGACAGCGCGATCTTACCTCTAAAAACAAGATTACAACGCTTGAACGCCGAAATGAAGAGCTTGCTCGACGTTTGGCTGCTGTAGAGAGCACCGCGGCATCATATCAGTTCGCACAAATCGACAAACAGGTGGAAGATGAAGCCACCCGCGTTGAATATGCAAAAATGAAGATGTTGCAGGCGGCTCAAAACGGCGACGCGGCAGGTCAGGTAGAGTACTTGGAGCAATTGACAGATGCCAAACAGCGTCTGCAACAAGTACAGTACTACAAAAAACAACAACTCGAGCAGGCAAAGACACCTAAACAAAATGTGCCTAACGAGATCAGTACAGAGGTTCAAGCCAATGCAACAAAGTGGCTTAAAAAGAACAACTGGTACGATCCGCAAGCTCGAGATACAGATAGTAGAATTGCCAAGGTAATAGATCAAGAACTCGCCACAGACGGATGGGATCCAAGTGACCCTGAGTACTGGGATGAGTTAGATAGTCGTTTATCCGCACGTTTACCACACCGCTATACATCGCAAGGTGGAAAGCAAGCAAAGCGCTCAGCGGGCCCAACAGCCTCCAGCCGAGTAGCAAATGAATCAAGTGTTAAGCCAGGAACAATCACACTAAGCCGTGAGCGTGTACAGGCCATTAAAGACGCTGGTTCGTGGGACGATGTAACTAAACGAAATAAAATGATCCGCGCATACGCCACGTATGACCGCGCTAATAAGGAATAATTATCATGGCAAATACAAGAATTAAACGTGACTTAGACGACCGCATGGCCGACAGAGCACAAGAAGTAACCGAGCGCGCTACAACGGCCGCTCCTGATGACATTGCACGTCGTGAACGCCTTGATGCGTTTAGAGACAAGTGGGCAAATAGTGCGTTGCCAGATCTTCCAGGTGGCATTATTCCTGGAATGCACTTATGTTGGTTGTCAACAACCAACACTTACGACAGTATCGACAAACGTATGGCGTTGGGTTATGAGCCAGTTAAAGCCTCCGATCTCGGAAAAGGCTTTGAAGGACTAGGCAAAATGAGCTCCGGCAAGTTTGAAGGCTGTGTTAGTTGTAACGAAATGGTACTTTTTAAGTTACCAGAGGATATCTATCAAGAAGTAATGCGGATGCTCCATTTGGAAGATCCGCTTGAACATCAACGCAATATTACAGCGCAGGTTCGCGACACAGCGCAAGGTAATAAAGGTGGACGTTCAGTTCTTGAGGGCGGTCTTTTGGAGATGGAAAAAGATACTGCAAAAGCGAATAACAAAAACATTCGTTTCCAATAACATTCTTCAAAAATAACAAAGGAAATAATATAAATGTCCACAACATTTAAACCCTTTGGTCTGAAGCCAGTGTATCATCCTAGCGGTCTTGATCGTGCAGTGCCATTCGTTGGCACTAACACATACAATCCCGGTACGACTTACACAGCTCCCTACTCGTTGTCTGGCGCGCAAGTTGCGTTCTACCAGTACACACCAGTAGCATTGACAGCTTCAGGTCAATTAACCGTAGCAGCACAAGCAGCATCTACAACTTCAATCAGCCGTGTTTATGGCGTGTTTGATGGCGTAGAGTACACAAACTCCGATGGTCGTCGTTCAGTAGCTAAGTATGCTCTGAAGACAACTTTGGATGCGTCTACACAGATCATCTTCTGGATCTTTGCTGATCCTCAGTTGGTTTATGAGATCCAAGCTAATGGTTCAGTAACAACTGCAGCTATTGGTACACAATACAACTTTGACACAACCGCCGGCTCCCTCGTAACTGATGGTACAGCTATTGGTGTAGGTGGCGCAGGCTTCTCTACTACAGCTCTATTGGCAACTCCTGTTGCTGCTGGTGCACAAGGTCAAGTACGTGTTGTTGGATTAGGCCGTGAAGTAGCATACCCAGCAGGCAGCAACAATGCTTGGGGTGATACATACACGATTGTTCAAGTACAGATCGCAAACAACATGTTTGCAGCCGCTTCGGTCTCGATCTAATTAACGAAAGGAAATAGCAAATGGCAACCCCAATGCGTAGTACCGACTTTCGTGCGGTAGTCGAACCGATTATCAACGAAGTCTTTGATGGTGTGTATGAACAACGCGCCGACGAGTGGAAAGGATTTGTAGAACAGATCCAAGGTATTCCACGTAACTATCACGAAGAAGTAATGCTCTTCGGTATGAATGCTGCACCTGCCATGCCTGACGGTACTCCTGTCAGCTATGACCAAGGTGGTACATTGTACATCACCCGTTTCATCTACCAAATCTATGGCTTGGCTTATGCCTTGACCAAAGTATTGATGGAAGACGGCGATCACATCCGTATCGGTAGCACCTTCGCTAAACACTTGGCTCAGTCTATGATTGAAACCAAAGAAACCCTTTGTGCTAACTTGTTGAACTTCGCGTTCACAACTGGCTACGTTGGTGGCGATGGCGTTACATTGATCAATACAGCTCACCCTGTAGCTAACGGTTTGACATACTCAAACCAGTTATCCACAGCAGCTTCATTGTCACAAACTTCTGTTGAACAGATGTTGATTCAAATCCGCGGCGCTATTGACAACAATGGTAAGCGTATTCGTCTCAAGGCTGAACAATTAGTTGTTCCACCAGCACTCGAGTTCCAGGCTGAGGTTATCCTCAAATCTGTACTCCGTTCTGGTACAGCTGACAACGATTTGAACCCTATCAAATCAACAGGCATGTTGCCTAAAGGTACACACGTGGTTACACGTCTGTCCTCTAGCAAAGCCTGGTGGGTTCAGACTGATGCCGAGAATGGTCTCATGCTCGTTAATCGCCGTAACCTAGAGAAATCTATGGAAGGAGACTTTGAAACTGACTCCATGCGTTATAAGGCTACTGAGCGTTATGCTACAGGCTGGCACGATGCACGTAACATCTTTGGTACAGCAGGTTTATAATCTGTAATCCGAAGTAAAAGTAAAAAGGCTCACTCAAAAGGTGAGCCTTTTTCACATTTTAGGGCGGAATATCCCTTTATTTTGCATTAATATGTATAGGAAGATTAATCCCATTCTGACCGCCGACACTTCCCGGTGAGACGACTTAGAGACAGCTTGGGATACCCACTAAGATAAGGAAACACCCAAATGTCAAGCACATTTACATCCCCCATTCGCGTTTTCAAACGTAACAACCCATCAAACGACGGCACAATCGCCCCAGACAACACTGGCGCAGCCCGTATTAGCCAACAGTCTTACATCACAAACCCAATCACCACTACAACCGGTACAGCTACTACCTTAACAACAGCCGACCTCGGTTCTACAACTGTAACCCCATTCGTATTGCCAGCTGGCGCTATTATTGAAGGTTTTACACTGTATCAAGACGTAGCAGCTGGTGGCCTCGTAGGCGGCGTTATCACTGTATCTATCAGCCAAACTAACCCAACAACTGGCGCTGTTACCACTACCGCTATTGGTACAGTAACCCCAACAGCAGCTGGTGGCCGTATCGCTGGTGCGTTCACAGCTACTGCAGCAACTGCGGCTATCATCGAAAACATTGGTACACTGGACGCTACATTGACTTTCTCTGCGGCTTCTGTAACAACATTGTCAAGCGGCTCTTTGGGCGGTACAATCTCTGTTGACTACACAGCACGTAACTATGATGGTTCTATTGCTGCCTATGGTTCTGGTCTTTCTAACAGCTAATATTGACGGCGGGGCAACCCGCCTCCTTTAACTTTTAGGAGAAACCTATGGCTAACGCCTACAATCCGTATACATCCCCACCCCATTCCGTAACCGTTCAAGGCGCCTACGAGCCGTTTGACTTGCAAGTTTCACGCAATCAAATCATGGGCCACAGCACTCTTAGTATTTTTGGATACCAAGCTGCTGTAACAACCACACCTATTGCTGTTTGGGAAAATGCTGCCGCTTATGTATACCCAACAGTTGCCGGTCAAATGACTGTAGTAAGTACATCCGCCTCTGATGATACTCTTGCAAAGGTATTAATTTCTGGTTTAGATGCAAACTTTGCACCTATATCTGAAGTTATTGCTTTAAACGGCACCACTGGCGTAACAACTGTTAATAGCTATTTACGCATTAATAGCATGGTTCTAACATCCGCCGGTACAAGCCAAAATACTAACGTCGGCACCATCACTGCTAAACAATCTAGCAATACTGTTGCACAGATTAATATCGGTATTGGCAAATCACAAAGCACCGTGTACACTGTTCCAGCGGGATATACTTTTTACTTAGATCAGGTTGAAGTTAATTCATCAAACAGCTATACTAGCGCAACAATTTTAACTTACAAAGTACAAACAATTAACAACACTAACGGTGTTAAAATTGTAGCACTACAACAACCATTTGTTGCTATTTATACAATTACTAGACCAACGGATCCATTTGCTTACGCTGAAAAAACTGACATTCAATGGCAGCTATCAACTAGCACAGGTTCTGTTGCAGCAGGTAT